TTTGCTATAGTACCTGGTGCTATATCTTCGGACTTAATAGTACCGTCTGTTATACCACCTGTTTTAATTCTGTTGATTGCCATAATACTTGTTTCTCTCTATTATTTATATATTTATTCGTCTGAATCTTTGCTTGGGTTATATTTCTTACTATCTTCAAAAAAGTTAATATTTGTAGTAAATCCAAAGTCATCATCAGCGTCAGCCGTTGTAGGGCTAGGAACCACAATAATACGACTTTCTCTCTTAGCAGTTGTCGTATTTGTGTCACTATATTGGTCAGATTGTACTTCTTTAATAACTTTTTGTGATGTTGACGGTCCAAATAAGTAAGTTTTGGCAGTAAAATTAAGCGTATATATTACTGCTCTTCTTGTAGTAAAATCACCTGAATAAGTGTCTTCATAATTAACACTATTCAAAATTATAGGTATATCTCTTTTAATATTTAAATCTGGTATAGCATTGATAGTCACCGTAAAATCTGGTTGAAAGAAAGGTAATATTTGTTCTATAATTTGTAGACCTGCCTCAGCACTTGCTGTAAATGAATATAAATTGTATGATATATTATAAGGCACAGGGGTATAATTAAAGTCCATAACCTTACCATCTTTGTTTGATTTTACTTGTTTAAATTTTTGAACTCTTGTAAGTTTTCTAGTAGGGTCATATGATATACCACTAATCTCAAAACCCATACGAGGTAAAGTAATAGCAAATTCTCTATTACTTAAACTTGATTGTTGATCTAATCTAACTAAAAACTTTTCTTTTGGCCCATATGCTAAAGGCACACGAATAGTTTGAATAACTTTACCTGTGTCACTCTTTCTTTTAATTTGTATGTTGTTAAAGATTTGACCAAAACCAATGGTCATTCTTCTCATACTTTCGTTATAAAAATAATTTCCGAACATTAAAAGTCTACCTCACCAAAAGGATTTCTTTCTGTAAAATCTAATATATCATCTGCTGTTGATGATGTATCAAAACCTGCTTGACTATCTAAATCATTATTATCAGCATAAGGCGATTGAGTTTGTATATTATAACTTTCTAGTAATAGATAATTAGATGAACTATCAGCACCATCAGCTTCTAATAATAAAGCACCATCTTCATTTTCTAAACTCATTTGATGAGCGAGTTGATCTAATGAATACTTATCTTCAGCAGCGTCTATGTCAGCAACGCCAGTATCAAGTCTTTCACTTGAATATTCAAATCTAGTACATCTTAATTTGTAAACTGGTAATTGACCTAATTGGAAAAATGGCTCTTGGTCTTCTACAAATTGTATTTCAAAAAAACTATTCATTAAAGGCATATAAATTATATCGCCTTCGTTTGGTCTACCAGAAACTATTAATGTTCCTGGATCATCAACTAAATCTAACCATCTTCTTTTAGACACCATAAATGTAGTGTCTTCTCTAATTTCTAATCCAAATTTGTTTATGATTTCTTGTTGACCAGCAAAACCCTCTGTCGTTTCCATATACATTTCGGCTAGATAAGCAGCATTAAATTTGCTTGCTACATCTTCGCCTAATATTAGGTCTCTATTAACAAGTGTTCGTGGTAAATAGTAAACGTCTTGGCCGTATATTTTAAGACCTTCAATAATTAAATTTTCATAAAGTCTTTTTTCAGCGTCTGACCCAATACCATTGCCACCTTGAAAATAATGATTTACTGGCATAAGGTATTATCCTATCATTATTCCAGGATTTAATTCGTAAGTTGATCTTATCTCCGCCTCTAGTTTTTCAATATCACTCAAAGCTTCTGTATAAATTTGTTGTCCATTTAATTGAACACCACCTAACATAGTAACACCATTAAATTTTGATAAGTTAGCACCCCATTGTTTTTTAAACAAAGCTGTCACATATCTTTTTAAATATATGTCATTAAAAACATCTGTATAAGTTGACGGGTCTAATTTTCTGTAACATTCAATAACAAGATATTCGCCCACTGCTAAATCATTTTTCCAATCCATATCAATATACAATCTGTTATCGTGTTGATTAAATCTCATAGGTTTTTCACCAACTAAAACGTGATCTAAAAAATCTAAATGTCTTAATACTACATCATAGTTAACTATTGATGTTGATGAAAAATCATATAAGTCATTTAATCTTAATTGGTATCTTACATCAAATAAATTTAAATTACCTTTATTAGAAAATGGAAAAATATTAATTATAGATACAATTGAACTAGGAATTACCAGATAATTGTCTTGTTCAGACCAAGTTGTAGAAATACTAGACTCTTTTGAATCAGTTGTAGTTTCAGATGATCTATTAGGATTTTTTAGTCTATTTTTATCGTCTTCAGTTAACTTATACTTTAAATATGTTCTTCTAATACCATCATAGTGATATTGAGCATAGTATTGTAAAGCTTCGTCCAGTCTATCTTCTAACTGGTCGTCATCTACGTTTATCTCTATAACTGGTTTTCCTAATGCTCTTAAAGCATATTCTTTTAAGTTAGCTCTACTTGCTGGTGTTGCCATTATTAAATCCCTTTAGTTTTCAGGTATATTTATAATAATTTATCCAAGGGCTACAGCCTGAGCAATAGCAAAAGATTTAGCCGCTTTAGTGTCTAATTGTGTTTGAATTGCTGAGGAAACACCATCTAGGTAACCAATTTCCGTAGAGGTTACATCACTAACAGATACATCACCACTTCCGTCAGATACTAATGCTCTGCCTGTGGTTAGATTTGCCATTTTACTAAAAGCTATGGCAGCTGATGATTTAATATCAGCATTTACTATGTTAGTAATTGTATTATTATCACTATCAATAGCTTTGTTTGTAAGTGTTTGTGAGTCGTCTAAATCAACTAAAGTAGCATCCGTAACAGCTGTTTGAAATTGTGCTAATGTACCTGAAACGGTATTGCTACCAAATGCTATTGTTTTATTAGTTAGTGTATCGCTAGATGTTTCAGTTACAACAGCTCCGTCTGTAGCAATTGTCATTTCACTTCCATTTAAAGAAGTTGTTATACCTGAACCACCTAAAAGTGTAAATCCACCACCCAACGGCACACTAACGGCAGTTGAACTATCGTCAGCAATTGTTACGGTTGAGTTTGATAATGATGTGTTTCCTATATTAGATAAAGTATTATTTGATCCTGAAATTGTTTTATTTGTTAATGTTTGACTAGAAGTTAACAATGCTATAGCAGATGTATTTGATAAATCTGTTGAAGCTATTGTAATATTACCTGATCCGTCAAACGATTGACCTGCTATTGTTCTAGCAGTAGCTAATGCTGTCGCTGTATCGGCATTTCCTGTAACATCACCTGTTACATTGCCTTGTAAGTTTGCTACTAGTGTTCCAGTAGATATTGTTAAATCTCCAGTTGTTGATCCTGTAAATGAACCTGTACCAACAATAAACTTATCAGCGCTTTCATCAAAACCTATAAAGGCATTATTTGAACTACCTCTTTCAATAATAATACCTGAATCGCCTGATGGTGTTCCAGATGTTCCTGTTGCTAACTCTATTAGTTTATCACTTATTGTAGAGTTAGTTGTTTCAACACTTGTTGTTGATCCAGATACCGTTAAATTACCAGAGATTACAGCGTTACCTGATAAATTTATTGAACCTGCTGTTATAGCACCAGCACTAGAAATATCTATTGCCTCATTTAAAACTAAATTTGTACTATCAGTTGTTTTTATATGTCTATCGGCAATATTTACCGTGCCTGAAGTAACACTAGTTAAACCTGCTAAAGTTGTAGAACTAGCACCTAAACTAATTGATGTAGAACCTACGGTAACAGCTGAGTTTGAAAGAGATGAATTACCAATATTTGATAATGTGTTTGATGAACCACTTATAGTTTTGTTTGTAAGTGTTTTTGAAGTACCAGAAAATAAAGTATCAACTTGAGCTAAAGTTGCTCGACCCTCTGTGCCACCATCTGATATTAAAAATTTATCTCCTGTGGCTAATGTAGCACTTTCTAAATTTGTAGCGTTATCTATATTTACAATAGCTTCAACAGCTCCAAACTCTAACGCTGAGCCGCCTGAATTAACTTTTAAAACCTGTCCTGCCGAACCAATAGATAAAGAAGCACCTAAACCACCGTGTGTTAAAGGTATAAATTCTCCTGATTGATATTCTGCTAAACCTGTAGCAACGTTACTATCATTAAAGACTGCTCGTATTGGTTTTTTACTTGACATAATTCTCTCTACTCATATTTATTAAAATTGAAATAGTGTAACATTACTATCTGCTAATGAACTACCATTAGCTAATGTAAATGATTTATCGCCTGTAAATACAAACTTATCATCTACCGTAGCGTTAAAACTAAATTGTGTATTTGCTGAACTTAAACCACCAGCTGCTGAAAAAAAATCAACAACTTGAGCGGCTTGTTCAGCACCACCTGATCCTGTTACGGTAACTGCTAATTTATTACCACCTGCTTTTGAACCAGCAGGCAAAGTAACACCTGTAGCAGATACAGACACGGTGCCTGTACCATCTGAATCAATCGTAGCACCGCCTAGATTGATTGTTTGACCTGTTAGAAATAACTCAGCAAATCTTTTACTAGAACTACCTAAATTTCTCGTGCCATCACCATCAGGTATAATGTCTTGGTCAACTGCTGAAAAGTCAGCAGAGCCTAATGCTACAATGGTACCACTATTGTTTACAAATATTTTCTTTTGGACTGGATTAATACCTACTTCACCGACCTCTAAATCACTTGTGCTAGGGTCACCTGAAGAAGCTGTAAATCTTTTTAATTTTATCTTTAATGGCATTAATTACCGTCCACTTGATCTGTAAATTCTAATTTTTTGCTTGTAGCATTATATACTAAAAATTTACCATTACCAAGTGAGCTTGTATCAACGTCATCTAAATTTAATAATCGTACTTCACCACCGCCACCTATTGAGGCCATTTGCATAGTTACTAATTTTCTAAATTGTTTAAACTCTAATTGTAGTTTTTCTAAATCTGACAATTGAGGTTGTTCAATTAACTGTTCAGGTTTTTTAATTAAACCTGACATAGCCTGTGCCAGAGAATTAACATCTGTTTCTTCAACTTTAGGCTCAGGTCTTTTATTTGTTTGAAAGTAATTTACTGGTTTAATTTCAACTTGTTCTATTGTTTCACCAGCTCTAGGCCATCTTTCTTCAGCAGTAGGAAATCTTTCTTCTTGTTTTGTTTCTACTATTGGTTCTAATTCTTCTTGTTTCTTTTCACTTTCAGTTTTTTCTTTTTCTATAATTGGTGTTTCTACATCATAAGCGACTTCATCAGGATCAAAACCATCTTTTGTTGTTCCTGGTTTTTGTCTTTCAATTTGTTCTTGTAGATTGTCTTCAAAAGTTTGAAGTCTAGTAAAAAAAGTTTGTAGGGCGTCTAGTTTAGTGCCTTCTCTTTGTGCTAAAACTATTTGATTTTGTTGGCCTGTTTCAACCGTGCCAAAAAACTCTGATAAATCGGTCGCTTTGATTTCAACTCTTGGTTCAAATCTTTTTCTTTCTTCGGCAACTCTTGTTTTTTCGATTGAAACGGTTTTAAAAAATTCTGATAATTCATTCATTATACTTTAGTAGCCTCTGGATTGACCGTTACAATACCATAATGTACTTTTTCTATTGTAGAGTCTGCTAAAATTAATTCTACATCATATACATAACGACCTGCTGTAATATCAGCAGTTGTTGAATTAGATAATACTAATTTGTAAATACCACTTGAACCTGTTACAACTGAAGCTGTAAATGTAGCAGTCGCTGAAGATGAGTCATAAGACTTTCTTATTTGTGATTGTAAAGTTAAACCAGAAATATCGTAAGCAGTTGAA